CTAATTGATATTTTGTTGACAGAAAAGTGGACAAAGAAGTATAAAAAGTCTATAAATTGCAGTAATCCAAAGGGCTTCAGCCAAAAAGCACATTGCGCAGCTCGTAAAAAACGTCAACGTGGTGGTAAGACAAAATCTAAACCGGTGTAATATATGACGAAAGAAGAACTAAAACAAATCGTTCGTGAAGAAATTCTTAATGTATTGAAGGAAGAATTTGGTCAAGGATACGGTGTCTCTACCAGTCCTGAAGAAGAAGCGGTATGTCCAACGTGTAGTAAAAACCCATGCGAATGTGGTATGGAAGAAATGGATGAACGTACCGTCGCTCGTCGTGAACCACCACGGAAGATGTCCAAACCACAAATCAAAGGTCGTGATGGTATTGGTAAGAAAATGTTAAAAAGCAAGCGTGCACAATCCTATTTCCGTAAAAAGTTTGGTGACGATTGGAAATCCTATATGTGGGCAGCTGCGACCAATAAAGCAATAGATAAACATGATTAATTATAAAGAATTTTTCACGGAACTATATGATGACCACATCTGTGAAGATTGTGGATGTGAAGATGATGCGGACCAACGATTATATCCAGAAGAATACCCGTATGGTGGATATTCGGTCACGGATAAAGATATAGAAGCTGATGAAAAATTGGTACATCGTATTAATGAATTGATGGCAGTATTGGAAAAAAGTATCCCAACCAGTCCTGATAAGTGGGCGCGGGCAAAAGCGGCAGCACGAGCAAAGTTTAAGGTGTATCCATCAGCATACGCAAATTTATGGGCAGCAAAAAAATATAAGAGTATGGGTGGTGGGTGGAAAACTGGTAAAAAAGAAGAGGTACATTATCCACATAAACGCCGTGACCCGATGGGTCAAGAAGACGCAGACATTAATAATGATGGAAAAGTAGATTTAACCGACAAATTATTAAAAGCAAAACGTGATTTATATAAAAGATATTTGATAGCAAAAAAGAAGGGAAAAAAAGACATCTATTAATATTTGGAGTAGCATATGATTAGATTAGCGGGGTTAGTGACCACACCAGCAATTGGTGATACACCAGTTGGAGCGACCAACGAAGCTGGAGAAAAGTGGATACAAAAAGCAATCAAGAAGCCAGGTGCATTAAAAAAGCAACTGCATGTTCCAGCAGATGAACCTATTCCAGCAGGTAAGTTAAAGGCTGCGGCTGCAAAAGGTGGTAAGTTGGGGCAACGTGCTCGTTTGGCAATGACCCTTCGTAAGTTAAAGGAAGAATTAGGTTTGACCGATGAACAATTGGAAGCAATCCACGCAATCGAAGATAAAATGCTTGACCCTGTTGGTCAAGAAGACGATGACATCAATAACGATGGTAAAGTAGATGCAACGGATAAATACTTAAAACATCGTCGTGATGTTATTAAAAAATCAATGGGTAAGGATGAAAGTATCAACGAAATGTTAGAAGATGATACGGATGAAGAACCATCCAACGAAGGTGATCATGAAGGTAATATGGCACGTGCTCAACTTATGAGTATTAAGAAGTCCACTGAACAATTGTTTAATATGATTGGTGAAGACGAAGGATTGGAAGCATGGGTCCAAGCAAAGATTACCAAGGCAGCAGATGCTATCAATTCCGTATATCATTATATGGATTATGAAAAGAATAAGCATACCACCGCAGGAGATGGTATGGGAGCACCAGCAGATAAAGAACAGGGGACCATGTAATGGATGCCCGCTCGAAATTTATCTCTACACTATTCAGTAGTAGGGAACAAGCACACATTTTTCATTTACAAACTTCATCCTATGCGATGCATAAAGCATTGGACAAGTATTATAATGGAATTGTTGAATTAATTGACAAATATGTAGAAACATGCCAAGGTCGGCATGGTCTTATCATGGGATATCAACCCGCAAATCAATTTTTAGAGGGTGATGATCAAGTATTAAAATATTTTATGGCCTTACAAAAATTTGTGGACACCAATCGTGGTTCATTACCACAAGATAGTGATTTAAATAATATTGTTGATGAAATTTCTGGTTTTATTAATGGAACCATTTACAAACTTCGTTTCCTCAAATGATTTTATTAAAGGATATTATTTTAGACGAAAAGTATGTACCCAAAGGCAACCTTGGTAAATGGTTAAAGCAAAAATGGGTAGATATTTCTCGGAAAGACCCAAAAACTGGCAAACACCCACCATGTGGCGCATCTGCTGGGAAAAAAGAACGAGGTCCAACGGGGTCCAGAAAATATCCAAAGTGTAGACCCGCTCGTTCCGCAGCAGCAATGTCAAAGTCACAGAAGCGGTCAGCAGTAACAAGAAAACGAAAAGCAGGAAATCCTGGTGGTAAACCAACGATGGTTTCTACCTTTAAAAAGAAATAACACTCTTGACATAGAGATGTACAATGATTAAATTATCAAATATCCTTGAAATGTACTCACGACCAGAAGCAGAAGTCACATCAGATAGTGATTTTAAACCAGACACAGAACACGATAAAGAACGTGGTATGTTTGGTTCCGAAGGTGTGGAAAATGAAGATCATGAAGTATCAATGGCACAAAGTGCATTAGAAGATATTATTAAGAATGCAACCGAATTAAAGGATAAAATTGGCCAAGAAGAAAAAGATATTCCTGCATGGATACAAGACCATATCAGTCAATCACAAAACTTCATCAGTCAAGCAAATACCAATTATCATGAATACGGACAAGAAGAAGATGAATTAACGGAAGGGGAATATTGTCCAGAATGTTTGATAGAAGTTTTAGAAGGATTGCATGAAGGTCAGCTCGGTGAAGCCGAATATCACGGACGTAAGGTTCCTCTTGGGAAGATTATGAGAGGGGATGTCAAAAAGTTCAAGGTATTCGTTCGTGACCCAAAATCTGGGAATGTCAAGAAAGTGAATTTTGGTCACGGTGGAACTTCGGCAAAACGCCGTGGGGAAAAGACGATGAAAATTAAGAAGTATATCCCTTCTCGTCGAAAGGCATTCCGTGCAAGACACCGTTGTGCAACACCTGGACCACGCACAAAAGCTCGTTACTGGGCATGTCGCACGTGGGAATAATATGAAAAAGAAAATTTCACGAGAAGCATCAGACAAGATATTGGATAAAATGGGATATAAGTTTAATCCCACGGAATTTCATCTTGGAATGAATGCAGAATTGGAACATCAAGATGTGACCCACGGTAATGTGGTACAAACCGCAAAGATAGCTGCAGCACATCTTCGTGAAAATCCTAAATACTATTCGTTATTGATGAAACATGTAGAAAAACCCAAAGCAGAACAAATGGGTGGTGGCGGGGGTGGAGCAGGTGCAGGAATGGGAGCACCGGCAGGAGGTGGTTTAGGATTAGTCGGACAAGGTGGGGTTATTCGTGGGGCACCAAAACCAAAAGATGTTAAAAAGATGCGGAAAGCATTAAATAAGGAGAAACACAATGATTAAGTTAAAAGATATTTTGATGGAAACCTACGAATTAAAAGAACGCCGTGTCGGTACTGGTCGTATTGATGGATTAATGGAAAAGTTAGTCCCAACCTTGACCAAGACACAACAAAAGTCCATCACAGAACTTTACGCTAAATTGACAGAAGGTGTCACAAAAGTAAATGAAATGCAATATAGCATATTTACATATGAAAAGTTTGAAAAGATTTTCAAGGAAGAAGTTGATGCCGTAGCACGTGATTTAATCACCAAATTAAACGAAATTATTACAAAGGGTAAGGATAAACCTAGCGCTCACTTGGCAGAAATGACGGTTAGTGCCATTAGTGAGTTGTGTCTTCTTGATTAACATTTGAGGTATTATGGCCGATACATCATTATTTAGTAGGTTAAAGAAACTTTTTTCTTCCAATACGATTGTTCGTAATGTTGGAGGAAAAAAGTTAAAGATTGCCGACACTGACAACATACAAAGTTTCGTCAATCGTCGTGGGATTGATCGTTATCACCGTGTCTATTCATCAGGCACCGGTGGTTATGGGTCATCTCACGGACGATATGAAGCAGCAGCGGCATTCCAAGGTTCCCGATTACAATTGTTCCGTGATTATGATATGATGGATAATGACCCCATTATCGCATCTGTATTAGATATCTACGCAGATGAAAGTACCATTAAAGATGAATTCGGTCAAATTTTAAGTATTAAATCAAAAAATCAGAATGTCCAAGATATTCTTCATAATTTATTCTACGACATTTTGAATGTTGAATTCAATCTCTGGCCGTGGGTTCGAAACATGGCAAAGTATGGAGATTTCTTTTTATATTTAGACCTTGATGCGGAATATGGTGTGGTGAACGCCGTTCCATTATCGGTATATGAAACCATCCGTATTGAAGGGGAACAACCAGACCAACCATTCAGTGTGCGTTTCAAAATTGAAAATGACTTCTTACTTTTGGGTAAGACTGATTTTGAAAGTTTTGAGGTTGCACACTTCCGTTTGCTATCCGATACCAACTTCCTTCCATATGGAAAAGCAATGATTGAAGGTGGTCGCCGTGTATGGAAGCAACTCCAACTGATGGAAGACGCAATGTTAATCCATCGTATCATGCGAGCACCAGATAAACGTAAGATTTTAGTAGATATCGGGAATATCCCACCGGCAGAAATTGATACCTTTATGGGTCGTATTATGGACCGCATGAAGAAGACACCATTGGTTGATCCTGCAACTGGTGATTACAACCTTCGGTATAATATGATGAACATTACTGAAGATTTTTATCTTCCAGTTCGTGGTAAAGATAGTGGAACCGACATTCAAAATCTTCCTGGATTACAATTTAATGCTATTGAAGATATCGAATACCTCCGCAATAAGCTCTTGGCTGCATTCAAGGTACCCAAGGCATTTATGGGATACGAAGAAGAAGTCAATGGTAAAGCAACATTAGCGGCACAAGACGTTCGATTTGCACGTACTATTGAACGCATTCAACGTATTATGGTATCGGAACTCACCAAGATTGCAATTATTCATTTATACATTCAAGGTTTCCGTGACGAAGAACTTATTGATTTTGAATTAAGTTTGACTTCACCATCCATCGTATATGAACAAGAAAAATTGAACTTGTGGAAGGAAAAAGTTGCGGTGGCAAATGATATTCTTGGAACAAAATTAATTTCCCAAGATTGGGTATATCATCATATCTTTGAAATGTCAGAAGATGATGTGAATAAAGAACGTTTAAAGGTAGTTGAAGATGTCAAACGTGGCGCGGAATTAACACAATTAGAACAACCACAGCAAGCAAGTCCTGTGGCTGGTGAAGTACCACCCACCACAGAAGAACCAGAAACATCCGAACCAACTGGTGAAGAAGAACAACAAATTGATGATGTAGATACCATTTTAGCTTCGTTGGATGAACCAAAAGAAGAAAGTGAAATGGAAGATGCTGATTTAGAAGAAGCAAAGATGGGACGACCAAAGAAGGGTATGTCGTATGGACAAGATAATCACCCACGAGGTCGTGACCCATTAGGACATAAGGAAAATATGAGTGCGTTGGTTGTTAAAAAACAACGGATTGATAAGAAAAAGTCACCGTTAGCATTGGAAATGCAACGGTGGTTGGATAAAGGACCATTAAATAAAAAACGTAATTCAGTTTTATTAGAAAATACCGAACCAACAGGTTCTTTGTTAGATGAAAGTAACATTTTGGACCTGGAAAACTAAAGTCTTATAAATATTCGTTATATTTAATATATGACGGTATAATATGTCAAAAAACGGAATACATATGAAATCAAACGTCAAGCACAACAAAATCAGAAATACGGGCATTCTTTTCGAATTATTAGTCCGTAAAATCACATCGGATGCATTGGAAAACCGCAATAATGATACTGCGGTCAAACTCATGCGTGAATTCTTTAATTCCAAGACAGAATTGGGTAAAGAATTACTTTTATATAGAGCATTTTTCAATGTACAACAGATGAGTGAAGAAAAAGCGTTCCACTTGGTCAGTATTATTACCGATCAACGGAAAAAGTTAAATGAACGTCTGTTAAATACACAAAAATATAATTTAGTAAAGGAAATTAAAAATCACTATGATTTAAAAGATTTCCTTAACGCACGTATTCCTTCGTATAAGGTATATGCATCGGTGTATAAAGTGTTTGATGGTGCAATTAATGAAATGACGGATTTTACGGAAATTGAAAGTTTAGTTTCCGCAAAATTTACTATAGTAGAACATCTTACGGGTAATCTTGCAAATAAGGAAATCAAAAACGATATACAATTATTTGAAACCATTAAAGGACAAGAAGAAGATTTACGTTTATTATCGTATCGTATTTTAATTGAAAAATTTAACGAAAAATATGCAGGATTAAATGATAGACAAAAGAACTTACTTCGTGAATATATTTATAATGTCTCAAATAGCGAACAAATGAGAAAATACGCAGTTAATGAAGCTGATACATTGATTGAAGAAATCAAATCTAAAATTACTAAAGTTGATAACAAGATTACCCGTATTAAACTTTCGGAAGTTATGACACAATTAGAACGTATTTCTAGTGTTCAGACAATCAAAGAAAATCATATGACCGCGTTGTTAATTGCCCTAGAAATTACCAAAACATTAGACACTTTAAAGAGTTAATCTATGGAACAAGAACAACGCTTTCGTGAAGTTATTCGGCATATTATTAAGCAAGAATTAAAAGAAATGACCACCACCGCATCGGTGGCGGGATATTTGACACCATTTGCATTTCGTGGTAATAAACAAAAGCAAATTGCACGAGCAAAGCACATCGCTACGGATACCACAGGATTTAAATTAACTCCTCGTGGTGAAAAAGATATGAACCGTCCAGCAGATAAAATGGAAACAGTCACAAAAGAATTAAGTGAAAACAAATATTACGAATATAAGAATGATCCTAGTGCAACACCACATCAAAAGATTGCAAAGGCGATTTCTGAATTGAATAGAAATTTACATGAAGTTGAACGAGCATTAAAAATTAACGCACGATTGAAGAATGAATCGGGTATTGCCAGTGAGCAATTATGGAAGCGTACACAACAAGGTTTAATTAAATTAGAATCACGATTGTTAAATATCGCAACTCGTATTCGTGAAATCCGTGGGCAATAATATGCAATCATTACTCGTAGAATACAATGTCATTTCGTATGACACTTCATTATTAACCGAAGCAGCAGATATCTCAAAACCCTTGGTACTACGTGATGTGGTGTTACAACGTGCCGAAGTAAAGAACCAAAACGGACGTATTTATCCAAAGGGTATTTTAGCACGTGAAGCCGCGGCATATAAGAATAATTTCGTGTCGCAACGTAGAGCATTGGGGGAATTAGATCACCCAGAAAGTCCTGTGGTCAATCTCAAAAATGTCTGTTGTAATGTTACCGAATTGTGGTTTGAAGGTGATGATGTAAAGGGAAACATGGAAATTCTTTCTACTCCATCGGGAAATATTGTTCGTGAATTAATCAAGAATAATATCCGGTTGGGGGTATCGTCCCGTGGTATGGGTTCGGTCAAACAAATGGGTGAAAATGCAGTAGAAGTTCAAGATGACTTTAACTTGATTTGTTTTGATATTGTCAGTAATCCATCAACGCACGGTGCATTTATTAACGAAAATACTGGTGGCCAAATCATAACACCATATTCTCGTATTGATGGGTTGATTTATGACTTTTTAGGTGAACTTAAATAGGAGAGTAGTTATGACATGGTTAATTTTGTTACTCGTAGCAGTAGTTGTTGTCGTTTTAGTTGTTCGTAATAACAAAAAAGAAGCAGAAATGTTCGCAGGAAAAATTAAGTCAGTTGCAGATGTAAATCACGATGGTAAGGTAGATTTACAAGATGCAAAGGTTGTTGCTGAAAAAGTTACAACCGAAACCAAGCAAGTTGTAGCAAAGGTAAAAAAGGCAACGGCTCGTAAGAAGAAAAATTCATAAGAAATGGATTCACGAGATAAATTTTTTTTAAATGAAACTGTAAAATTCGTGGCAAAAGCATTGAACTTACAATCTTTGCCACGAAGAATTGTTATTGTTAATGATGTTAGTTTCGCTGAGAAAAATTTAAGTTTTGGTGTATACAACACACAAACGGATGAAATTCATATTTATGGGGGTACACGGCACGTAGCCGATGTATGTCGTACATTGTGTCACGAATTAGTGCACCATAAACAACGTGAACAAGGAAAACATCCAGATGGAAGTGATGGGTCACCTGTAGAAAACGAAGCAAACGCATTAGCAGGAACATTAATGCGAAAATTTCGGTATCAACACCCAGAAATATACTTGGAGAAGTAGGATGCCAGCAGTCAGTAAAGCACAACAAAAATTATTTGGCATTGTCCATGCTATTCAAAAGGGGAAGGCTGACCCCAAGAAGTTTAGTTCGGTTGCTCGTCGTTTAGCAAAAACGATGACACATGGGGATGTGAAAAAATATGCAACCACACCAATCAAAGATTTACCAAAAAAGATTGCTGAATTATTAAAACAAGATATCAACGCCGGTGCACAACATGGGGGTGATACTGATACTGGCGCACAACCGTTCGGTCAGCAATCTATTGGCACTATTCCAAGCGGGGGTGTTCGTGAAACGATTGGAACCGTAGATACTAATCTTGGTCCAGATGTTCCACCCGCAACATCAACGCAACCACATATTTCAAATGACCCACATCGTGTAGATTTTACCGATGAAGATTATAGTGCAAAACAAAATAAAATCTTTTCTATTTTAAAAGACAAACGAGCAGCCAATATTGATGGGGTCACCGTGGATGTGTATACGGCTGCATTGTTGACCAAAGTATTACGCAAGTTGTCGTTGGAAAATCGTAAAAAGATGTTGGCACTTCCAACCGAAAAGATGGTCGCAACAGCGTATAAACTTGTAACGAGATAAACATGGCTGGTGGCAAAACATTATATGTCACCGATTTTGATGACACCCTAGTACATACCGACGCTAGGGTTATTCTTATTGATAAGGACGGAAAGCGTCGAGAACTTTCCCCAGCAGAATATGCATCGTATGAAAAGCAAGATGGGGATACCTTTGACTTTTCCCAATTTGAGCAATTAAAAAATCCTCGTCCTATTAAAAAATATCTCAATTTATTAAAACGAGTACTTGACGAAAAACGAGCAGATAAGGTAGTCGTATTGACTGCACGAGGCCACACCAGACCGATTGCGCAATTTCTTAAAAACAA